CGGCCAAATACAAGAACGGTAAGAAGAAAAACGGGTACTTTATTTATCGTTTAAAAACAGCCGAAGAGGTTGGCCAAATCCTGAAACCGGACTTCCGAAACTCGGATAAAAATATCCCAAACTCGGATAAAAATATCCCAGATCGGGACGTAGAAATCCCAAACTCGGACAAAAATATCCCAGTTTCGGACAAAAAAATCCCAAACTCGGATATTCAACCCACCTCAAACCCAGTCATAGCAAGGGATAGCGCCAAGTCCTCTAACTACTCTTCTAACTACTCTTCTAACTACCTCCCTAACTACACGGGGGGTGGTAAGGAAAGAATTGATCAAGAGGGTAATTATGATGATCGATTACTGTCATCTATCGCCCGATATTGGGCCGAGTCGGGTGAATTAAATGCTAACGGTTTACCTGAACGACAAGCCAACTCAGCCCAAGTGGAACAGTTGATCGATAGTATCAGGAAACGCACCCAAATCGATGATCAATCCTTAATCGCTTTCTGTATCAGTCTGTTCAAGAAATCAACCGAGGCTGACGGGTTGGGCTATTTCATCAAGGCTTATAGTGGCCAACAACTGTTAGCTGAGGCTTTGGCCAATCGGGACGGCCAACTCAGGCGACGGGCCGAGATAGAGAAAACCAGGCAGATGTTGGCCACTGATAAATATCAGCGGGGCGAGAAGGTGCATAAAACGATGGATGAACTCATGTCGGGTTCAGGTTCAGCGGTGGAAACACCGAGGGACAGGGCCAGGGCTGAACGGGTGGCCCGTATCACGGTGGATCAAGGGGTTCAACCCTCGATAGAGTCAACCGAATCGGTAGGCAGTTTGACTCAAGGCTTGGGGTTCCAACGTGAATAGAGAATCTCAAGCCCTGGCCAAGATCGGGTTAACGGCCTGTTCAGAGAACAAAACACAGATGGATATTATCAAGCAGTATTTTGAACGAATATTGCGGAATTTAAACAGATTGGAGAAACAGCTAAAAAACGATGGCAACCAAGTTAGTCAAGATTGAAGATATTACCATCGATTATGCTGTCAACGTGTCGCGGCCTGAAGGTTTAGACTTGACAGTGCTGGCCCAATACGCTGAAGCGATGGACAACGGGGCCAATTTCCCGCCGATAGTGGTTTTTGATGATGGGGCTAAGAAATGGTTGGCCTCAGGGTTCCACCGTTTGGCGGCGGCTGATTCGATTGGCTGGGCTGAGTTTGAAGCCGAGGTCCGTACTGGCGATAAAACCCAAGCGATTAGACACGCCTGTTCAGACAATGCCGAACACGGTAAACAGCGCACCAATCAGGGCAAACGGCAGCAAGTCGAACAGATGCTGAAGCTAGAAGGTGAGTGGAGCGACAGGCAGATCGCCCGTTGGTGCCAGGTTAGCAACAGGTTTGTTAGTAATCTGAGAAATCTCACTGTGAACGTTCACAGTGAGAACCAGGAAAATTATACTGGATGTTCATCCAGTATCAATCAACAACGAACTTATGTAACCAAACATGGAACGGTTTCCACTATGAGGATTGGCAATATAGGCGGCCAGCCGATTACCTTGGCGGCTGCGCCTACGGCTGTCAACCCGCCTGACTGGTATCAGTCCTCAGAGTCCGATGATTGGTGGACACCGCAATGGTTGTTTAATCGGTTAGATCGAGAATTTAATTTCGAGCTTGATGTTTGCGCTTCACCTGATAACGCTACCTGTCAGAACTATTACAGTCGTCAGGATGATGCCTTGCAACAAGAATGGACTGGTATCTGTTGGATGAACCCGCCTTATGGCCGTACTGGTGATCAGAGTATTTATGACTGGATGGCCAAGGCCCATCAATCGGCCCAGCAGGGGGCGACAGTGGTTTGCCTAGTGCCAGCCCGAACCGATACCGAATGGTGGTGGCATCACTGTTTAGAGGCTGAAATACGGTTTCTGAAAGGCCGGTTGAAGTTCTCTAATTCGGACAACAGCGCCCCGTTCCCGTCAGCGGTGATTATTTTTCGGCCTGGTTTGCCTGATACTGGCCAAGTCAAATGGTGGAAAGTAGACAAATGACGTTTGCCCAGCATTTGAGCATCGGGGCCAAAGGCGAAGAGTTAGCCAAAGCCTGGTTGATCCATTATGGGCATACGGTAATCAGTGATTTAACAGCAAATAATTGAAAGTCCAATCCTGGAACCGGAGAACCGAGAGGTGCAACAAGTTTTATGGTAAAGAAATACAATTACGTCAAGAAACGGAAACGCAAAAACGGGCATCGATGGGAAGTGCGGATTCGGATCGACGGGCGTCAGCAATATGTTGGTGTTTTCGATGACGAAGTTGAAGCGGCTGAAGCGGCAGATCATCACTTGTTGACTGTTTTGGGGGCCGAGGACGTGTTAGCCCAACGACGACCGCTGAATTTTCCGCACAAATATCGGGTTGTCCAAAACGATTTAGGTGTGCCGGTACTAGAAAAGAAATGACTAAACCCGAACTCAGCTCGACTTCGCTTCGACAATTGCTGACTGAGCGTAAGGCTTGGGAACTGTTGCGATTGGTTTATCACGATCAGCCCAGCAAGTCAGACATTAAGCGATGGGTGCTTAATATGTGTGCCGAGTCGGTGGCGACTGACAGGCCGTTCTATCAGGCCGCTGCAGATATGGCCAGCTTCGTTTTGAGTGATGATATTACGGCTGAAAGCGCCAGGTATCACCTTAACCGGCTGCCAGACGTTGAAAAATAGCCATTTTCAACGTAGTTGTTGATTCCGCTTGACATTAAATAGATAATTGAGATGCCAACTTCCTTCATAGCCCCGACCCAAATCGGGGCTTTTAATTAGAGATGCAGAATCGCAAAGAATCGCATTTGCAGACGGCAGTTGAACGGTTGTTACGGATTTACGAGAAACGGGGTCAAGCCCTATACATCAAAAATAATAGCGGGGCGATCAAAACCGAAAAGCGGTTCGTCCGGTTCGGTAAAGTCGGATCTTCTGATTTCTTGTTATTTATGCCTGATAAAACATATTTCCTGGAATGCAAATCAACCAAAGGTCGTCAGACAGATCGGCAAGCCGATTTTCAACGCCGTGTCGAGCAGTTGGGCCAGCATTACCAATACCTGATAATCAGAGAAGTTCGGCAAGTTTACGACATTTTAGAGGCTAAAGATGGATCAGTTTGATCGAATATTTCAGCAGATTATTAAGCATGAAGGAACAGCCTTCACTAATATTGCCCAGGACAAAGGTAAAGAAACTAAGTTCGGGCTGACTTTGGCCACCTTGCAGAAACTAGAAGCCTCGATGACGGCTGAACTGTTAGAGCAAATGAGCCAGACAGAAGCTAGGGGCTGGTATCTGCAACTGTATGTCGAATCCCGTTGCGATAGCTTGGACCTGGATGACGAATCAAAGAATTATTATTTCGATATGTATATCAACGGCGGCCCCCGTATGGCCGGTTGCTGCCTTCAAGCTGCCATTAACCATCGGTTATCGACTACGGATCAGAGTCAGTGGGTGGACGTCGATGGTGTGCCAGGCAATGCCAGTCGTGAAGCCTTGCGTCGAGTGGGCGGGGTTACTTGGTTAGAGTTAGCAATGCAACGGGCGGTGTTTTTTGTCAATAACGTGCTGAAAGGATGCCGCTATCGATGGAAACAGGGACAGGAACCTAACCGCAACGATCAAGAGATTTTTTTGTATGGTTGGCTGAGACGCTGTTTTTTGTTGGCCGATGATGGCCGAACCGAGTTGAAGCAGTACGATAGCCAGCAACTGCGGGCCGAGTTGGAGCAACGCGGAGAATTGTAAATGAAAGCCAGTTACGACGCCAAGATCGGTAGAGAGTCAGATCGCGCTTTCGAGTATTTTTTACTTTATCGCGATATGCCGCCTCAATCGAGATCGATCCGTAAGTTGATGAAATTCGAGGTGAACGGAGAAAAAGCCCAGTTCACCACTTTGGGCCGATGGTCAACTCAATACGACTGGCAAGAGCGGGTAAGAGATTTTGACTTCCATTTAGCCCAGTTGCGGATGATAAAACTTCGTGAACAACATGAGGCCGAGAATCAAGAGTTCACTGAGAACATGTACCAAACTACTCGCGCTTTCCATAACGCGATTAACAAGAAATTAGATCATTTGGCTGGCCAGCCAGCGGCAGAAATGGCGGCTAACGAGTTACGTCAGCTAGCCTTGACTTTTGACATTACCAGCAAATGGTTATGCCAACTGATCGGCATTCAAGAGAGTAATAACAATTGAATCATCTTGACCTGTTCAGTGGTATTGGCGGGTTCGGGTTAGCGGCTCGATGGGCAGGGCTGAAAACGACAGCATTCTGTGAAATTGATAGCTATTGCCAAAAAGTTTTGAATAAGCATTGGCCTGACGTGCCGATTTACGATGATATTAGAGAATTTGGTAAAGAGAGATTAGAAAACGATGGAATATCAACAGATGTCGATTTTCTCACCGGCGGGTTCCCCTGTCAGCCATTCTCAGTCGCTGGACGGCAAAAAGGCCAAGACGATAACCGGCATCTCTGGCCAGAAATGTTACGAATTATATCAGAGATACGCCCAAATTGGATCATTGGTGAAAATGTGTCTGGTTTCATCAGCTTGGCACTCGACGATTGTCTCGCTGACTTGGAAAGTCAAGGTTACAAAACAGAAACGTTTGTATTACCAGCTTGTGCCGTCAATGCCCCGCACCGACGAGATCGAGTTTGGATTGTGGGCCACGCCGAGGAGCTTTCGAGCTATGAGCGGAAATATGACAGAACGGATGGCTTGGAGGTCAGGGGGGGCAAAACCCTCAAATTTAGAGGAGCAGATAGCCCGGCAAATGTGGCGAACACCGGATGCCAATTGCGGGCGAGGGCCGAGTTCAGCCGAGCGAATGGATTGGAAAATAAAGAACAAAATGCCGATCTCGATCAACGATCAAGTACGCCACCCAGAAAAAATGTGGCCGACTCCCAACGGATTGTGGCCCACGCCAAACACGATGGATCATCTGCCCCAAAGATCAGCCGAGAGTTTGACCCGCCAAGCCACCAGAAGCAGAGCAGGTCGAACCAAGCTATCGAACTTGAGAGAGCAGGTCAATCCTGGCACAGTGAAAATGTGGAAGGCACTAAACGATCAAGTACGCCATCCAGAAAAAATGTGGCCGACTCCGACAGTCCAAGATTCAAAGAGCAACGGCTCAGAATCTCAACAGAAAAGGAATACCAAGCCTCTGAATGCGGAAGTTTCTGGGCAACTGAACCCAACGTGGGTAGAGTGGCTGATGGGGTACCCTCAAGGGTGGACAGACTTAAAGGATTAGGCAACGCGGTTGTGCCGCAAATACCTTATCAGTTAATGATGATGATTAAACAATTAAACCCAGCCATACGGGGGCAATAAGCGGGTATGGCCAAGGATAAGAATTATGCAAATGAGTAGAACCGAAGCCACTAGAGCGGCTTTAGCCAACTCGGTTGGCACCTCTGGCCAGGCAGATGTTAATAGCAGTGTGTCAGCCATTGTTGATAACACCAACACCGTTAATCACGGCGTGGCAGTTAAGGCACTCAGCAGTAATACTGATACCGTTTGGGTTGGGCTGGAATCTTCGACTAGTGCCACTAATGGCGTCGAACTCAATCCTGGCGAAGGGGTTACGCTGAAGATCGATCAACTGGCTAAAGTCTTTGCTTTCGCTACCACTGGAACCCAGAAGATTAGCTATGTGGCGACATAGGGGGCTGAGATGAAATTCCATGATTTTAGTCCGTTCTATAGATCTTCGGAAGGTATCAAGCCCAAGGTTTCAGGTGATCGACTGTTAGATAGTCCGTTGGTAGCGGATGTTCAGAGTGGTGCGAGTTACAGGTTCGATGGTAGTGATGATGTGGTGGCTATAGCACACAGCACAGCACTGGAACCGTTACTGGGTGGGTTTACTGCTAGTTGCTGGTTTAAAACGTCGATGGCTTCAAATGTTCGAGCTCCGCTTTTCGACAAAAGGCAACCTACCTACGGGACTGGATGGAACTTTTATCTGGGCAATGAAGATAAGTTTGTTTCTAGTATTGAAGATTCTGGGAGTAGTGTTGTTGATGCAGAATCTTTAGTAGTTTCAGCCAAAGACGGGAAGTGGCATCACGCTGTGATGACTTTCTCTAGGGGTTCGACCAATACTGTTAATTTTTATTTAGATGGAGTTAATGTTGGTACTACAACAACTGCAAATGTTCAGGGAAGCGTAACTAATTCTAGTGTCCCTTTAAATATTGGGCGTTTTGAGGATAGTTCTGGCACTGTCAAGTGGATGGATGGCGAAATCCGTCAAGTCCGACTCCACAATCGTGCCTTATCAGCCGACGAAGTAAGAGCAGCTTATTCGGGACAGGCTGTGTCGTATGAGTATACGGGGGCTAGTCAGGCGAATTTGGTAACTAACCCATTAAACAGCGCTTATAGTCCAGATTCTAACTGGGCTAAGCAAACTGGTTGGGCGATTAATACTACCACGAACCCTACTAAGGCTGAGTGCCGGACAACAGACGATTATTCTTTTTACAATACGCCTGATAATCAAGTCAAGGGGAAACGATATAGAATTACCTTTACTATATCGGATTATGTATCAGGTGGGGTAACTGTTGATGATGATTACAACCAAGATCGGACTCTTTTTGACGAAAATGGCACACATACGCATGAGTATACGGCTACTACAACCCATACTATATTTTTTGGACAGAACGGAACAACTACAAATTTAGATATTAGTGACATCTCAGTAGTTCAACTCGGTTGCGTGGCTGAATACCTGCCGACAGGCATCAACAGTACTCAATGGGTAGACACCTCTGGTAATGGGCTTAACGGGTCTACCAGTACGGCTACAGCCGTTAATCACGAAGTCGGCACAATTACGGCAACAGGCGTGGTTGAAGTCAACAATGGTATCAAGTTCCCTGCTACAGCGGTGGCTAGTGCGGATGCTAATACGCTGGATGATTATGAAGAGGGTACTTGGACTCCAGTTGCTATAGGGACTACTTCCAACCCAACTGCCCCAAGTGCTTGGGGAACATATACAAAAATCGGGCGATTGGTAACTGTTGACTTTTATGTTCAGTGGGCTGCCAGTGGAGTCTCTGCTGGCGTTGGCGATCTAAAAATTAGCGGATTGCCGTACAACTCTGATTCTGCGGGAACTCACGGGCAATCGGGTGTAATTGCATATGCTTGGGGGTGGGGAACTGCCAACAGGGGTGCGCCGAGTTCACTTTATGTACATCAGGGGACGGACGACTTGATGGTTCGTGTCGCTGATTCAGACCTTGGCAATAAAACTGTTACTGCTGTTGAAAGTGCTAGTGCTGCGGATGTTACCAATAGCACTCTCTTTGGTGGGAGTATAACTTACAGGGTTTAAGGAGCAAATAAATGGCAACAACAATACAAGAAATCGAACAAATCGACGCAATCGAGTGTCTGCCGAGCGGTGCGGTGCAGATCAAAAAAGGCACTTATTATAAGAAGACAGTAACCGAAACTCTGCCAGTGATGGAGACTTACGAGGTTAGTCGTGAGCCAGTGCTGGGCGAGGATGGCAATCCAGTGATGGAAACCAAAGCGGTGCTGGATGATGACGGTAACTTAGTGCTGGACGATGATGGCAACGCAGTTACTGAAGAAGTCGCAGTTGAGAATGTTGAATATGGTGAGCGTGATACGGGTGAGACTAGAGAAGTTAGCACCCCAACGCTGTCTCACGTTGGCAACTGGCGAGGGGTGATCGATTTGCATAACACAGGCCGAGCGGCTGAACTGCTAGGCGAGAAAGCCAAGATCGCTTATGCTCACTGGGCCACTTTCGCTCCACCGTCAGAACCCGAAGCCGAACAGTTAGCCAAGCCTGACGAATCTAATACGGTGGCTGAGATCAAGGCTTATCTGGATCAGGAAGAGATCGCTTATACCAGTAGTCAGACTAAATCTGAATTGTTGGCCTTAGTGCCAGCAGAAGGAGACGGCGATTCTGAGTAATGGCTATCCATGAATATCGAGATCATCTGATTATTACCAATCCAACCGGCGGCGGCCAATACCAGGCTGATATTTATTCTTTTGAGAAGATGACTGGCTACCTTCAGTTGCCGCCAGATGTCAGGGACCGGCAAGAAGTGCTGATCGCTCAAACGGCTGAACACGCGCTGTCAAAAGGGCAATCCTATGTTGATGGTTGCATAACTGGACTGTTTCCGCTGGCATGATGATTAAGATATTGAACAATATGAGGGGCAGGGTAAAAGAGGCGATTGAACAGCCCTTACGCCCGCCACTCGCCAAGCCCCTTATCAATTCAGATGCCGAGTTAGTTAAAAAAGAAAAACAACAGATCGAGGCTTACAGCAGTAAGCGATATTGGCTTCGACAACAGAAATTTGGTTGGTAAATGTCTCGTTTAGTAGATTTAAGCCTTTATAGAAAGCCGTTTTTACGCCAGATGGTGCCAACCGAGATGATGGGGCTAGAACAGGCCATCGAAACTATCAACGCACCTGATAAAGAGCCGTCAGATTGGCTAACCGAAGCGGTGAAGATCGTTTATCAGGACGATCCGAGCCAATTGATCGCCAATCAGCAACCGATGGTTAATTCGATGACGGCTTTGCTAAAAATCTATGGCAAAACCAGGCAGATGCTGGCGCTAGAACCCAACCAAACCCAACGGCGCATCATCGAAGCCGCCTTTGCCATGCAAGACGAAGGTAAACCGATCCGCATCATTGAGATGAAAGGGCGTCAACAGGGCAGCAGCACCGGCATCGGTGCCTATTGTTTCTTGCGCTCGATCTGTGAACCCAACACCAATAGCCTGATAATCACTGAGGAAAAGGGCGGTTCAGCTAAAAATATCTTTCAGATGTACAAAACTTTTGCCGAACATCTCCCGATAGAGCTAGCCCGCGAGTTCACCCGCGAAGGCACCTTGATGAAATTTGCCCAGCCGGTAAACAGCCAAATCCGAGTCGAAGGCGGCCAGATCACTTCGTTCACTTTCCAGATCGTTCATTTGTCCGAAGCGGCTTTCTTTCGCAACTTGAGAGATACCATCTCTATGTTGTACCAGACAGTGCCTGACACGCCAGATAGTGCCATATTCTTAGAAACGACGGCCAACCGGCATGGCGATGACTTCCATCAGGAATGGATGCGGGCCGTTGAAGGTAAATCCGACTTTTATCCGTTATTTATTCCATTTTATGAGCATGAAGAGTATCAAATTGAGTTTGAGACAGAACAACAAAAAGAACAGCTAGCCAACAGCCTCGGCAGTAAAGACAGCCACCAATACGGTAACGAACAGTTATTGATCGACAGCCATGACGGGCTGACATTAGAAAAAATGAACTGGCGTCGCCATGCTATCCGTAACCGTTGTGCCGGTTCGGTTTTCGAGTTCGATAGACAGTATCCCAGTACCTGGGAAGTTGCCTTCAGCACCCAAACGATTTCTATTTTCGATCTGCATCGGGTGGCCCAGTTGAAATCTTTAGCCCCTGTACCAGAGTCAGGCCAGTTTGTCAGCACTGCTTCAGCCGTTCAGTTCCAACCGACTAACATACCGTTAGCCAGGATTTACAGTTTCCCTGAGAACGGGTACAAATCTGGTTATATCATCGGTTGCGACGTAGCTGAAGGGTTGGATACCGGCGACTATTCTTGTGCGGTAATCGTTAAACGGTTGCCGTTGGAAGTGGTGGCCGTGATTCGGGCCAGCCAGGGCGATCAAATGACGCTCGATGATTTCGCTGAACAGGTCCGGTTAGCGTCAACCTTCTATGGTAACGCCCATATCTGTGTTGAGTCTAACGCTGACGGTTCGGCTGTCAATCTATTACTAGCCGAACGCGGGGCCAAGAACCTGTTACGCGAAAAAGACATCGATCTCAGCGAAAGCAGTCGTTACGGCTGGCGTAATACTAGCAGCACCCGCCGTTTGGGGGTGGCGCTATTACAAACCCATTTCAACAAAGGCGAGTTTGCCATCTACGACGGCCAGATACTGCAAGAACTGACGAATTTTGTTACTGTCAACGGCAAACCTCAAGCGGCCAAGAAAGGCCAAGCCCGTAAGCCTGGCCAGGACGATCAGGGCTGGTTTGACGACGGTGTTTTCGCTTGTATCTCGGCTGTTTTGGCCCATGAAGGGATGCCCGCCCCCAAACCCAGCCGCTGGTTAGAGCAAAAAGAACGGCAAGCCGAGCGACGGCAATGGGAAGAAGAACGAAAACCTCAATCGGTATGGAATTATGTCTAGTTTGCATTTAGTTAGCATTTCTGGTGGTTTAGCTTCTGCTGTGGCGGCGAATCGGGTTTTATCTGAATTTGATAATGTTGAACTTTGGTTTGCCGATACCTCTTGGGAAGACCCCGACTTGTACCGATTCCTTGATGATTTGGAAAAATACTGGGGGGAAAGTATTACTCGATACCAAGACGGAAGAACACCGCCAGAAATTTTTGAGGAAGAAAATATTATTGGCTCTAATCGCTTTTTGTCCTGTACTCGAAAGCTGAAAATAAAACCTTTTGTGAGCCACGTTAAAAATAATTTACCTTGTACTGTCTATCTAGGGTTAGATTGGACTGAAACCCACCGCATTAAAAAACCCAAAGAACGCTATCAAAAAATAGGCGCGTTAATAGATTTTCCTCTCTTGTGGAATCCAAAACTGTTAAAACGCGACTATATGCAACTGGTTGAAAGTTGGGGAATTGAAATCCCTGAAATGTACCGTCAAGGATTTTCGCATAACAACTGCGGAGGGTCTTGTTTCCGCCAAGGCGCTTATGCATGGAAAAAGTTACAGCAAATTAACCCAAGCCGGTTTAATTGGATGATGGAATGGGAAAAGCAGCAACAAAAAAAAATTGGCCCTCACACTATTTTAAAAAGTAAATCATTAGCTGATTTGCAATTCGATTCTGATCAGCCGGTTTTGTCTGGTTTGGATGATGAGGGCTGTTTTTGTGCGTGGTAATTTTATAAATAAGGCGCAATTATGTCTAACACACTAGAAAGTTTTGAGTTAATCAACGACGAAGATGATTTATTGGCAGCCATCCGATCCATGCGGAACGAAGCCGAGGATGCTATCAGCCAACGGGTTAAAGTGGCCCGTAAGTCGTGGTTGTATTTTTTGGGTAACCAATATCTGATCGAAGAGGGCGAGGCTTTAGTCGAAGCCGAGGTACCATCTTGGAAATTCAGGCTGACTCGTAATATTGTGGCCCCCGTCGTGGACACTTTAGCCCCGATACTGGGCCAGGCTAGGCCCAAATATTTTATTAGGGCCGATTTCCCTGACTTAGATGCGGTTGTCAGTCAAAACGAACTAGGTATGCCAATCCCTACCGGTATGACAGACAAGGAATTAGCCGAGAAACTAGAAGAAATATTAGAGATGACGCACCAGCGCCGAGGCGAAGGCTTGGAAATCTCTAAGCTGTTGATGGACGTGTTAGTCAACGGCACCGGCTTCAGAAAAGTCCATTATTGCCCGTACAGCAAACAGATCAAGTTGCCTATTCTGCCTTTCGAGGACGTCTTAGTCGATCCGATGGCTACCAGGCTAGATTTCGCTGACGCTAAATATACTATCGTTCGCACCTATCTGGACGCGGCAGACATCGAGAACCTGTACGGGCTGAAAGAGTCCGATTATGCCGAAGGCAGTGATCACAACTCGGCCAACACTGACAGCAGTGTCCACAGCGGGCGCGGATTTTTGCGACGGGTACGAAACTTTTTCAAGAGTCCTCAGGGCGACCTGAACAACGAAACTCGATACGAACGGCGGCGCTATCCGGTTTATGAAGTTTATTTCGATGCCGATCATGGTATTAGCGAGGCGTTCGATTACCGATTCGACGCTGAATCGGGCCGAAGCCAGCGAACCAGGGTAGTGGTTTGCGTCAATGAACGCAAAATCGTTTATGACGAACCTAACCCCTATTGGCATAACGAGTTTCCAGTCATCGCCTATACTGCTTCACCGCTGCCGCATGTTTTTCATGGCCGATCTGAAGTCGAACCCTTGTTGTCGATCCAGGACGGTACCAACATCCTTTATAACACCGTCATCAGTAACGCTTTGCTGATGTCTAACAGCCAATGGCTGGTCGAAGATGGTTCAGTCGATTACGGTGATCTGACAAACCAGCCAGGCTTGATCGTGCCGGTTGAGGACTTGACTAAAGTGCAACGCATCCCGCCAGCCCCAGTACCTGGCGATGTGCTTGGCTTAGTCAAAGAACTGGAGCAGACAAGCCAACAGCAGACGTCGGGTGTCAGTCCGGTACTGCAAGGCCGAGAACCAGGCTCTAACGCTAGCGGTAAGATGGTTTCTTTGCTAACTGGTAACGCTTATTCTCGGCAAGTGCCGAAGATACAGGCTTTAGATGACAGCTATCGGCGACAGGCCAGAGTCGAGATCAGTTTGTTGCAACAATACAAACAATTCGATGATCCGCGTGAGACTATGACTTACGATCAGGGCGAAAACTTGTTATTTAACGAAGCTATGCGAGAACTGCTGTATTCAGTCGAAATCGATAGCAAAGCCGATGCACCGCTTAACCAAAGCGATAAGATCAATTACGCTTTTGCTATGGTTCAGGCCGGTGTTTTCGATGTCAAAGAATTTATCAGATATACGGGCGTGGAACTGAGCGAGGAACGGCGATCAGAGATATTTGACGCCATCGATCAGGCCCAAGCCTTACAACAACAGTTGGCCAGCAACCCCGTCCAGGGATTGGCCGATATTGCCGCCAGTAATCCCGCCGGTGCGGGCCTGGCACCTAACCAAGTAGCGAACCAATTAGGAGCGTAAGCTATGAACGAGCAACCTGTCAGCCCAACTTCAACTGAAGCAACTGAGGCCGAGGACTCCAATAACGTTGACCCAATAGACGCCGAGCTAAACACCCTGCGAGAGAATCTGGATAAGCAACGCTTAAACGCTAGCCAAAAGATCACCTCGATGGGCCAAGAGAAAGCCGATTTACAAGCCCAGTTGCAGCAGCAACAGGCCGAGATCGCCCAACTCAAAGCTGGTGGATATACGGATACTCAACCCCAAGAAGATGATTTATTTCAGCGAGCAGTCAGGGAAATGGCGCATGAGATTGTTGACTTAAAACGAGTCCAATCCGAGAGCCAGCAAGCGGCTGCGGCTGATACCAAGATTCAAGAATTGCAAAAACAGTTCGGGGTTAGTGTCGATGACGCTAAACTTATCAGCGAATATAACGAGTCTGGTGATTTCGCCAGTGCTTACCGAGTGGCCGAGTTAAACAATATCCGCAACCGTCGCAAGACGGAACAAGCGGGCCAACGGGCCACCGCTGGCGCACCATTACCGCAAGCTAGAGCTAACACCTCGTCTAAGCCGACACCAGTCAGCGAAAACGAACTAGCCGATCAGCTTGAACGGATGTCGCCCACAGAACGGGCCTCGGCTATCGCTAAAAACCCTGATCTGTTGCAAGTACTCAGGCGCTAGGGTTTAGATTAACCCCGCGCCGTTGGGGGTAATACAATGGCCGCAATAGGTGGTTCAGGTACCACAATTTTACAACAGATCGAGATGGCAACTCTGCCATCACAACAGGGCTTAAACACAGCCCTATTATCAAAAACTAGCCCTTTACTGAGGGTTTTACAAGAAAGCGCCAAGCGTGAAACCGGATCACCGATTCGGGCGCACGTTAGGTATAACCGCAACAATACGCAGTGGTATGAAGGTAGCGCCCAGCTTACCGCCACGCGTACTATCGCGCTATCTGCCGACGACAGTCAGACGGGAACTTCCCAGTTCGCTCAGGCCGAATACGGCTGGAAGAATTTATCAGTCAATGTTTCGATCTCAGAAGATCAGTTAGTCGAGAACGCTGGACTCAACATCAATGATCTGCTGAATATCGATAACATTTCGGGCATACCGGAGCGGGACAGAAACACGGTGTTTAACGTCTTTGCCCGTGAAGCCGAACTAATGGCCGACGACATGTCGGACAGTATGGCCACCGCGTTATGCAACTTCACCAGTGCGGGCGCTTTCGGCACTAGCGCCGATCACAATTCAACTGGTGCTGTTAACAGTATTTTCAGCCTGTTAGATAAAGGTTCTTTTGGTGGATTGGCCGCCAACGCCTTAGGCACATTCACTGACGACGGGTTGCTCAATCTGTGGATGGTGGATAACTCTAGCGGCGGGATAACTGGATCGACTACCAACAAATGGCAAGCTCGGTTAGGTGAAATCGGCCACTCGGCCTTAGATGCCGCTGTTGAAGATAACTTGTCTAAACAGTTGCTAGGTATCGCTCTACACGACACCGCCCAAGGTGGCATCGATGCAGTGGATTACGTTTTCTGTAACCCACGAATTTATGTTGCTTTAGAAATGTTGCTTGAAGGGCAAACCCAGCGCGACGAAACCATGTCTAACATCGGTTTCAATCAAAACATGACTTGGAACAGCTTCGGTACAACCATTATGGCTGATCCGTATGTGCCTGTCCATTCCGTGATTGGTATTAACAGCAAGCACACCTATTTAGCTATCCATCCATCATTAGATTCTCAGTTCTCAGGTTTCAAAACGCACCCCGATAGAGCAGTCATCGAAGGGCAATTGAAGCTGAAAACGCAGCTAGTCTGCGACGATAGAGCTAAGAATTTCTGGCTTTACTTGGGCGATGCCGGTCCATACAAAGTCGGTGGAACCAATATAGCTTAATCCTTATCGGGGCAGGGCTTCGGCTCTGTCCCCCTTTCTATATAGATATAAAAATTATGGCTTTTACATTGAAAGAACTCCGACAGCGGCTGAGATTACGGCTGGGCGATCCTGGCGGTAATTTTATTAGCACCAGCGCCACCTATACCGACGCCAGCAACCCTATCGACGAAGAAGCCATGATCATCAACGACTCGGCCCGCCAGGTGGCGGCTGATTTGTATCGTAACGGCGTTTCGTTGCTGACTGGCCGTCAAGAGTTGGCTTTAGAACCCAACCAAACCGAATATGCTTTGCCCGCCGATACGCTGGGCGTGCAAGAAGTTTTTTGGAACACCAGTAATATCAGGCACGAAGTCGAGCAACGCCCGTTACAGAGTTTTCAGGATATTGATCGTACCGGATCTCGGCCCGAAAAGTTCGATGTTTGGGGCCAAACGGCTGAAGTGGTGGCCACCACTTACGCTACCGCTGACACTTATATCGGTGATAGCACCTATGCCGATCATACGGTCAAGATCGGCAACTATTACAACGAACGGGGCGAAGCCAAATCAACCGATTACAGCGCCATCAAAACCGGCGATATTTTGCATAACCTGGACGACGATTCTGAAGCCGTTATCACCAATGTGGCCACCGATACGGCCACACCAAACAATTATTACCTGACAGCCAAGCTGACTGGCGGCCAAGCCAATTTCACCCGTTACGGTGATCGTGTCCAGATCGAACGGGCCGATAAAACCTTGCCGCTACTCCATATCTGGCCTACCGTCGAACGCTCCGAACTGGTGGAAGTGGTTCAAACCGGCGTGGTATCGGATTTCTTGAATAACGATGTTTTTGTCAGTGTTCGTAACTCTAATCGGGCCACAACTACCATCCCAGCCGTCAAGGGCGGCGGCACTCTAACCGATCTAGCCCCGTTTTATCTCTACGGCGTGAGACTGACAGGCGGTTCACCCGACGGCAGACGCAGCATCCTGGGCATCGATGAACTCACCAATTCGGGTAACTGGACCGCTACCGTCAAAGATGTTGCCAGCCAATACTTTATCAGAGAATCCAGCGATAGCGTGATCATCAAACCCAACCAGCCGGTTTATATCTCTGATCGGGGCGGCGAATCGTCGGACGCCAATTCTAGCATCTATGAGTTCGCCTTTTCTAGCGGTGATCCGAGCTTCACCGATTGCACTTACGAGATTTTAAGACTCAAACATAACGAGCGTTTACAGGTTTATTACGCCCGTTACCCTACCGAACTGGCCGAGCCAGGCGACGCCAACGACGCCCAACCGCAACTAGAATTACCCGAAATCGCTTTAGAGGCCATGATGTGTTATGCCGAGTACCTTTGTTATCTGAAGGCCGAAGGCGGGCGCAATAACCTATCCTCGCAAGCCTACGCGCTATATGAACTGCAATTACAAAAGATTCAGAAATTCCAGCGCACCCGTAACATTCGCGGCAGCCGACAAGTGCGAAATGTGATGTATGGAGTTGGTTCCTTTTGAGTCGCTGGCAACGAGTCCCGTCTGTTGATAAGCCTGATTTTCGCTCACCGGTAGATCGTGAAGTGTTGCTGTCGTCAGGGGTAACTATCACTGATGGCGTAGACGGCAAGCTCAACCGAGCCGAAGCCGAAACCTCATTAGCTTCAGGTGTTACCGTTACTGACACTGTAACCGCTAGCCGTGATGTAGTGATTGGCGGTGTTTCAGCCCCAATAGCCGCCGGTGTAACTGTCAGCGACGCCGTTACTGGTGTCCATAACAGTAGCGAAACCAACCGAGAAGCGTCATTGGCCTCAGGGGTTACCGTTACCGATACCGTATCTGGCAGTAAAAAAGGGCCGATTGAAGCCAGAGAAACGGCCTTGGCCTCAGGTGTAACCGTTACTGATGCTGTGGCTGCTGTCCATAACAGCAGCGAATCTAACCGAGAAACCGAATTGGCTTCAGGTGTTACCGTCAGCGATGACGTCAGTGGTGTCCACGAATCAGTTATCGCCAATCAAGAAACGTCATTGGCGTCAGGTGTTACGGTTACTGATGCCGTCAGTGCCGCCAAACGGGGCGTTGATCTGGCTAGCGAAACGGCTTTAGCTTCAGGGGTAACGGTTACTGACACCGTGTCAGGCGTGCATCAATCGACTGAAAGCAATAGAGAAACGGCCTTGGCCTCAGGTGTTACGGTTACTGATGCCGTCAGTGCCGTCCATGATGCCACCACTAACAACAGGGCGACGTCAGTGGCGTCAGGTGTAACCGTTAGCGACACCATCAGTTCGACAGTGGAAAGCATCCAAATCAATCGAGAAACGGCTTTAGCCTCAGGCCTAACCGTTACTGATACTGTGTCGGGTGTGCATCAATCGACTGCCGTCAACCGAGAAACCGATTTAGCTTCAGGGGTTACGGTTAGTGATGACGTCAGTGGCGTCCATCGACAGAAAAGCGATGTTTTGACGTCCAATTACCTGACTTTCGGGCTGAACTGGCATGATTCAGTAGTGCCATCCTCGCCCAGCCAAAGCGGGCGTGTAACCGCCGACTATATTAGTTTCGGCCTTAACTGGAGTGATAATGTCGTCAGTCGTGCAGCTTAAAGGCCAAGCCTTAATTTATGTCAATGGCCAGTTACGGCAACAGATCGAGAACACCATCGATAATGCGGTTCTGGCCTCGATGTTGGCCAAGATTTGTGATGATGGTACCGATTACCCTGATATTTATGTACCTCAATATGTGATCGCCAGCGCCGACAACAACAAAACCAGCAGCACCAGCAGTTCGGCCATCGATCTTCGTGGTTTGTCGGGGTCCGGTTCAGCCGTAACGCTGACTTTTGAGGCTCAAGACTTGAGTTTCGGTACCTTCGACGGCACTACCAATATCAATAAAGTCTATCTGGCCAGCCAATCCCACTTCTTAGCCACCGCTGAAGGCGGCGAGATCGGTTCTCACCCATCGTTCAGCAGTAGCGATTATGTTTCTGTCGAATACAAATTGATATTAACCGGCCACAGCGTCGGCCTGGATTGGCTAGAAAAGATTGGGCGGGTACTGCAAGGCAACCCCGCCACTGGTGGCACCGGCCTGTATGTGGCGGATAACGATCAGTTTATTACTGTCAATTTCGCCCATCTGATCGCTGGTGGGGCTGGAACTGTCAAAACTACTTATTTCGATCTCAAAGTTAGTGCCAACAGCAACCTGATAACCGAAGCCACCGAAGTCGAGTTCGATTCTGTCAGCAGCGGCAGCACACCAGATTCGTTCTTGTCCTATTCCAACGACGGTTCAGCATCATTAAGCGTTTTTCAGGCCGATGTAACTGGGATCAGCGACTTTGTAACTACCAATACTGTGTTAGTGCCGTTCCAAATCGAAATGAGCCAATAAGGGGGCCATATGAGCCAAAAAATACTCGATCAACTAAAAGAACACCATCGTCAGCCCGACAGTCTGCAAGGGATGGGCGTGTCAGGCATGGTGCATATCCATATCAAAAAAGCCAACGGCTCTAGCGTTAAATACTCGATTCGTAACACCATCGATAGCGGCCTTTACACCCAACTAGCCAGCGGGATCGCTAGCGGTACGCACTCTTATAGTAGCTTATATGTGCCAGAACAGCTAAAGGTAACCCTCTCAGGCGCTCAGAACCAGACATTCACTACCAGTTCAACGGTGGAGCTAGAAAAAACTAAAGGCGATTGGTACTTGAACTACAAGATCAAAGACGCCGTTTTCACTGACGCTACCGGCACTAGCCCCAACTGTTACCCTTCAACTATCGAACTGAAAGACGTTAGCGGCGGCCAGCAGATCGCTTACGCCACCGATCGGAACGGCGGCGGCACTGGTACCACTTACGACGATTTCACCTGGACCCAATCGGGCGGGGCTGACGCTACCATCGACGCTAACGACGAAGTTGACATCACTTATACCCTAAATTTCGCTTTCGCTGACGGTAACGCTGTCCATGACACCGACAAAGGTAACTCGTTCAAACAAGCTGTGCTGGACAGGGTTCAGCAAGGGGGTGATGATCACAAGATCAATATCCAGCAGTTCACTTTATTGGGCGGTGTTACCACTACTAACGCCATTACCAATCACACCGATTTAGTTTCGGCTACTAAACCATTAACGATAGTAAGCACCGGCGCTTATGCCAACCGGCAAATTGAAGGGCTAGTCAGTTTTAGTGGTGTGTCCAGTGTGCCAACCGGCCTAGCGGCCCGCACACCGGACGGAAAAGAAGCCTCGCGCCACCAATTCGCATTAAGCAGTTTCGTCAACGGCGATAACGTCAGCATCAACAAATATACCTATTACGTCCTTCAGCCTGGTGAAACTTCTTCGGGGGCTACTTAATGAAAAAAACTTATAGCCTGACTGATTTCAATCAAGGCATCAACCAGTTGAACGCTGACGGTGCTTATAACATGGCTAACCTGGACCTAGCGGCTGACGGTTCGCTAAATACTCGGTACGGTTACATCGATAGCGATACCTTACCAGACAGTAACGTTTATCGTCAGGTTTTCTTTGCTGGTAGCAAGATGTTTGTCCAGCACAGCACCGGACTGCTATACAAAACAGCCTCCAACACGTTCGCCGCTGTAACTGATAGTACGGGGCTGGCCTCTTCTAACTTCAGCGCCAAGTTCCATGTAATTGAAGCTAACCGGCAACGAACATTCTTAGCGAACGGCGATTGCCAAATCTGGCTCGATACGGCGGCGGCTACTATTTATAAATGGGGCATCGACGCGCCCGCCCTAGCCGATTTCTCGTTCGATCTTGAACCCTTTACCCCAGTAACCAGCAATACCGGCGGCGGGGCTTATACCGGCGTTACTAATTACGGTATCCAGGAAGGCCGGTACGGGTACGCTTTCAGCTTTGAAGGCGCTTACGGCCAGACTAGCCCGCTATCGACTCGGACAGTGGTTCACTTTGGCCCTAATCAGGCCACCGCTTACATCCGTTGGCATGGCACTGAATCGGCTTTGGACGCCCAGATCACGCATTGGACGATCTGGCGTACCGAGAAAACTACGCTGGGCGATGCGGCTGGCTACGAACAAGCCTTAGCGATGGAATCGCCACTGTTCAAAGTCAACACTTTCACCCGCAGCCAACTAAGCGCAGCCATCCAGGACAGTCAAACAGCGAGAGGCTTGGCCCCAACATCCAAAATCCTTGACGGGGCCGAAAAACCGCCCGCCGACTTGGATCGTATCACCTTGTATGCGGGCCGAATATGGGGCAGTCAGCGCGGTGATGACGCTACTTTCACCAATAGCCGAGACTTATTATCGTTTTCGGCTTTGGATGATAGCGGTGCGCCTTTGTATGACATTTTCCCTGGCGCTAGCGCCCCGATCCCGCACCAAATCCGAGTCAGAGAAGAAGTCGAAGGCATCTCGGCTAGTCGTAACTATCTGGCCGTTTTTGGTAAGAGTTCTACCACTTTAGGACGTGGCCAAGGGCTGATCTCTGGACTGTATCAGTTGCAGTTGCCCAAGACTGATCTGGATTTCTCGCAATATATCGAGGCTATCGGTTCACAAGAACATTGCCACTGCGAAAGTAACGGCAATATCTATTTTTATAGTCCTTATGATAGGCGCGTTTATCGGATCGACACCGAAGGCGGGCTGATATGGATCAGCCAAGGCGTCCAAGACAGTTTAGACGCTATCGATAGCAGCAATATCACCCAAGTTTTTGCGGCTAAAGGCAAAGTCTATCTAGCTTATCGAGCTTCGGGCCAGTCCGACTTATACGTTTACGACGAATTTCGTAACGTTTGGGTTCGATACGATCTCGGTACCAGTGCCAACGCCAGCGATTTCACCTTCTGCCGCGACGTGGCGACAGGTAATAACCTGATCAGCCATTCCATTTACGGCCTACGCTTGGCCGATAGCCCCGAATCTGATTCAGTTATGCGGATGTTCGACACCGACATCAGCCAGGACAGGGGTAACGCTATTGGCAACGAATACCAAACTAACGAATTTGTGTTCGCTAAACCGACTCGGCTGGACCAAATCCGTGTCGGGCTGGACACCGCTTCTGATGTGGCTTTCCAAGTCGATGTTGATGGCGCGGCCTTAGAAGTCCCAACCCCGTTTAGCGGCACCACGCACAACCTCAATCCCAACAACAATTATTCAGTCAAGTTGTTCGCACGCGGCAACAGGTTCAAAGTCAAGTTTCGCGTCGTCGGTTCCAAAACAGTCAGATATTTTGAAGTCCAATTCAGGGGGCAATAATGGCAAACGAATACGAAAGCAAAAAGAAATGGTGGACGGATAACGAAGGGAAATTCGCTTTAGGTGAAGCCCTATCCTTTGGCCTGTGGCCAGATCAGCCCGACGTCAACGAAATGGCTTTCAACCAGCGCAAAGCCTTTGAAGGATTAGCCCAACAGTATCGGGGCGACGCTATGCAAGGAGCTAGCGCTATCGGCCAGATGGTAGGCCAAGGCTTAAACCGGCGCGGCTTAGGCGATAGCCCGTTAGGTGCTGGCATCACGGCCCAATCTCAAACCCAAGCCTTACAAAAAGCGTTAGGCGAACTTAACCAGATGCGGGGGCAGATGGAGATGGGGATCCAAGATCGGAAATGGCAGCAAGAAATGATGGAATATCAGACGCAAATGGCCATGCTGCAAGAACTGATCGGCATCCTCGGCAGTGTCGGCGGCGCTTATTTAGGTGGGTTAGGTACACCGGCCTCGACTTTGCCCGCTTTGACTTCTTCTTCTTCTCCTAGCGCACTCGCCCAACTGAATACAGGGTATGGGCCTAATTGGATGCAAGCCAACCCCACCACTACGAGGTAATAAAATCATGGCCAAAACAGGACTAATGTTAGCCACCGGCTTATCAAAAGCGGTGGACTCGTTTTTCAAAGCCCGCGAACTGCGCGATTTAAAAGCCCAAAAAACGGCGCTAGATAATGTCAAGTACATGATCCAGTTACAGAACCTGGAGAACGCCAAATTGACAGGCCGAGGCCGTCAACAAGTTATTAGCCAGAACCAGGAACTGTTTGGGCCAGAACTAACCAGAAAGCAGCAAGACGCTAAGGCCGCAGCGTCGGCGGCTCGTATAGCCGATGATCAAGCATACTTTTCAGGCCAACAAAAAGGGCTTGTGGAGGCTGGCTCGGCTGAAGATGCTTCAATTTATGATCAGTTGGTACGCCAGTCTATCCTTACAGGCCGTTCACCAACAGGGCCGATGCTAGAAAATCTACCCCAAACATCCCAATTTAAACAGTCGGGTAAAGACTTACAGCTATCAGAAGAGAAGTTGCTAACTGAACAGAAAAATCGAGAACTAATCGAGGCCAGAAAAGAAAATGAAAATTACAAGTTGCAAGCCAACCAAGAAACCAGCCTACCGATTGGCCAACCCATTTTCGATCAGTACTTCCCGTTAGCCACCGCTACCATAGCGGGCGAACCTGGACAGATCAATGTTTACAAGAAATCGATTCGCGACGCCTTAGGCCAAGGCAACACCGCCGAAGCTCAATCGGCGTTCAAGCTAGCCACGCTGTCAGGACTATCGCCGACTGAACGCGGCAAAATCCGCGAGATGGAAATAGCTGATCAGGCGGCTGAAAAGATTCAAGGCGAGCTACAACAGTATTACCAACTTGGCGGCGACACTAACGTTTTCGAGGCTTTCAAGCAAGAATTGACAGAAGGCAGAATCGGCCAGATTTTTGACGATATGGCTAAAGAGCAACAAAACCCAGCTTTGCAAAGACTCACACTGAGTATCAAGGCCGAGTTTTTTAAGTTTCGGCAATCAGTGTCAGGCGCAGCCTTCTCGGATCAAGAAACGGCTGATTATTTCAGCTTATGGCCTCAGGCGGGCAAGTCCCAAGCAGTCAATCAAGGCCGAATTAACTCGATGGTAGAACGAAACGGCCTGAAAGTGGCTAACGCGTATATGGGCGCGATTGGCGCACCGGATTTAACCACCACTGAACAACTGATCGGCCCTATCTACCGCTACAATGTTAGCCAAGTCTCGACAACGAAACTCACGGACAAAGAGAGAGCCGGACTAAAATCGTCTTGGGACAAAACCCCAGCCCCAGCCATGAGCGCCCAAGACGAAAAGGATAGGCAGATGGGCCAGGCTTTTAGACTGTTGCAAGAAGAGGCAGAAAAAAGGAACCAATAATGACAAGACAAGAAGCCTTAGAATTTTTGCGTTCGCAGGGGTTTAGCGATTTATCCGAAGCCGATTTAGAACGCGTCATCGATCAATACACGGCTGATACTAGCACACCTGATTTGGGGCCAGACGATCCCGCTGTCGGGGTAGAGATTAGTCAAGCCCTGCCTAATTTGGTAGAACTCGGCGGTTCGTTCGGTCCACTGCTGAACAAAATGCAACAATTGAAGCTCGATCATCCTGACAAGTTTACTAACCAGCCTGGCCAGGTGCGGGAGTTTTTGCAGCAGCAACCAGAATTTATCGAAGCGATGGAAGAGATCGGACGGATCAGGCGTCAAGCCTATGCTGATATGCCCGCTGGCGAAGTCCTAGCACGCGGTTTGAAAGAATTACCTGGCCGGTTGCCTGGCGCTGTCATTCGAGGGGCGCAAGCCTTTATTCCTAAATTTATTGGCGGCCCCAAAGCGGGCGGGTTATACGAATTTTTAGGCCAAGCCGGTAAAGAATTTCCTGGTTATGTCGGCTTTTATTTTGATGGGTTGATCCGAAAAATGTACGGTGATGACATCAGTGATCAAGAATGGCAAGAAATGGCCAGACAGTACCCATTGATGACGGCTAAAGGAGAAGAAACGGTAGACTTTTTTGCCCCTGGCGGATGGCAAGAAATGGTGGCCGAACGGCCTGACGAAGCCCTATCACTAGCGGCTGAACTGGGTGCGCCGGTTTTGCGTGGTGTGGGGATGGGGGCGAGGAGTGCGGCCATGCCACGCCTAGCGTCGGCGGCTGAGAAAGTGGCCACTGGTGTTGATTTCGCTGATCCTTATGCTGTCTTGCCCAATGTGGGGGCGTTTTTGGGGGAGAAGTTCGTACGCGGCGATTTCACTTCACCATACGCTGACGCTTACCAGCCCGAAGTTAGGCCGGTGCTGGACAAGTACCGCGAAGATTTTGGCGGCCCAACACCGATCAGCCTGGAAACGACGGCAGAACCAGTTATCAAACGAGAAGCGGCTGACATTAAAGGCATTGTCAACCCTGATCCCCGTAAACGCTGGGAGCGGTTCAGCAAGGGTATCAACAAAATCGTTGATCGAACGATCCGACAGGTGGACGCGGTGCCAGGTGCGACGGCCAGATCAGGCCGAATCATTGCCGAAGGGTTCGAGAAACTGAGAAAAGAATTTGTCAGCAAAACTGGCGGCGAATTAAATCGAGTTATCGGCGAAATCGGCGAGGCACCGGCCAGTTACGACAAAACGATTCGCAAGTTGGACGAAATTATCGCCGAAAACGAACGCGGCCCCATCTCAGAAAACGAAGGCGATCTAAGAAAAATCAAAGCACTCCGAGAGAAACTAACCGATTACGAAACCGGCGGCCCAGTTTCGCCAGATGTGCCACCGGCTGGCAGCGGGCCAGCTACTGGCCAGCCCTATGAATTTGATTCTATCCGCAACACTGAATCTGCGCCAGATATGGGCAGCCAGTACGGGCAAGACATTGAACCGTCAGGCGTTTACATTACAGAAGGCCCAGCCCGAAACATTACCGGAATGCCAAACATGGTGGCGGGCCGAGTCCGGTTTAAAAACCCTTTAGTTTTAGACTTTGGTGATGGGTATGGCCAGCCTGGGAACTGGAAAAATGTCTTAAGCCAGCAGTTCGGCGGTAAAACAGGAACCGAGTTAAGCCAAGCGATAGCGGCGGCAGGGCATGACGGAATCATTACTACTAGGCAGTTTAATAATGCTGTCGAAACATCTGAAATTGTCGATCTTCGCAGTTTCCCAGCTACACCACAGAAACCGTTTGACGCCTGGAAAATGAGCGAAAAACGCGAGTTTTTAGAAGCCCGTGAGCCTTGGCAAATGACACGGGAACAGTTCAGGTGGTGGCAACAGTTAAGTAATAAAAATCAAGTGCGGGCTGATCGGCTGTCGAGAGCGTTAGCCGCTGACGAAAGTAACGAATTGCCTACCGCGATCAGAAATTACGCCCAAGATTTTAGCTATGACAGCCCCGATTTGGTGGAACAGTTTATCAATATCGAGCCTGATGACACGGTGCGACTCTATCGAGCGATCTCGGCTGACGATCCTGTTGACGGTATCGTCCCAGGCGATTGGGTAGCTATCGAGCGATGGTATGCGGAAGATCACGGCAGCGGGGGTTATGGTGATGTAGGTAGCAAGATCGTCGAACTGGACGTTGAAGCTGCTGACGTTACTTGGGCCGGTACGGATGCTAACGAGTGGATATATTCGCCTAGAGATTTGAGGCATGAGAGCATCGGCACCCATGAGGCTATGGTCAAGCAAGCAATGGAAGAAGGCCAATCGGTACCTGACAACGTGTTAGCTGAGTATCCACGCTTACAACAAAACCCATCCGGTGAGGGCGACCCGTTATATATTGAGGCGTACAAGTATCCAACAGCGGATGCGTTTATTCAAGCCCCTTATAAGATCGAAACAATTTTAAGCCAGAAGTATTCTGGTGTTACTGTTGATATTTCGGAACTGAACGGGACCATAACCCTGTCAAGGGTTATCGTTCCTGAATCCCAAAGGGGGGGCGGGATTGGTGCCGCCTTGATGGGAGACTTGGTTGATTATGCTGACAAAACTGGACAAAGAATCGTATTGACACCAACAGGAGATTTTGGGGGGAATGTCAAACGTTTGAAGAAGTTCTATAAATCATTTGATTTTGTTGAAAATAAAGGGCAAAACAAAGATTTTACAACTAGAGAAACTTTCATTAGAGGCCAAGTGTCAGATGATTATAATCAGCGACTAGGCCAATTATGGGAAGAATCCCGACAACCAGCCAGCCCAATCGCCCCGCCAGATGTGCCACCGGCTGACACACCGTCAGCGCCTCAAGTCTTAACCCTGGCCGATCTGGATAAAGAACGATCATCGTTTAGGCGACAGCAGAACCCTAAAGCAGTCATGGCCAGCGATGCCAAAGACGTGATTGTGCCAGTGAATGAAACTTGGCGAATGCAGATATATGATTCTATGACAGACGATCTGTATGACAGCGCAGTGGCAGCCTCACCCGACGAAGCCCGCGCTTTACGGATCGCCAAGCGAGATTACAATCGAGGCAAACGCAAATTTGACAGCAAATGGGGCCAGAAAATCAAAGAACTAGCAGCCAATGCCGAAGATGGCACCGGCGGTTATTACACCGATTTAGTTGACGAATATCTGTTGAACCCGCGACAGAAAGGGTTTCTAAACGAAGTCGATATGCCTCGCATCTTGCAGACTGTCGGCCCTGAAGGTCAACAGGCCATTCGGGGCGAATTGTTGTTACGGATTTTTGAAAACGCCCGCCCAGGGAAAACACCAGACGCTGATATTACGCCGAGACTGTTCGCGAGATCACTTAATAGCATAGATCGGCCATTATTAGAAACCATTTTAGGTGATGAATTAGTCGAACGACTCGATGACTTGAACTTGATGCTAGATAGTAGCGGAGGGCTGAGAAATACGGTTAGCGGCAGTCAAACGGCTTACAATCTACATGCGATGGATCAAGTGGCTCAGATGGGCCAGGCTCTTAGTCAAGCGGCTGGTACTGGTTTGCAAGTCGGGGGCCGAGTGGCAGCCGCTGGCGGGTTAGGGGCAGCCGCTAACGCTGGGTTATTGCATATGTTCGGTGATCTACCTGGCCCCGAATGGGTGGCCGGTTTCGTTTTGGGTGTAGCGGGCCAGCAAGCCTATGACGCTTATCGACAATCCAAATTTGCCCGTAAATGGCAGCTAGAAGGCCATCAGTTCCCTCAATATATCCAGTCCTCGGCCCGTGTCCTGAGGCGGTTATCACCGGCGCTGGGGTTCTTGGCTCGCGAATCAACCAAAGACGAACGTAAGCAGCAAGAACAACGACGGGCGATGGATGTCATCATGGGGCTGCCCGACACCCAGAAAGGGCAATCGGCGTTAGATGAACTGCTAATGAGGTATCAATTCAAAAACTGATGAATAAATTTGTTTGGGCGGCTGCGCCGATGCTGGCTATGTTTTTAGCTTTAGGCTTGGCCGCCTTATTGATCAAACTATTTTTATGAGCCAAGAACTTATCCAGGCCACCAAAAACGGCAACGGCCACAAATTTGATCGGTCATTAGCCCACGAACTGAACTTGAAATTGATCGGGCTGATCAGTACCAGGTCGACACGGCGGCATCATTTGTCAGTGCTGTTGATGGCCGTTATCGGGCTAGTAGTGGCTGGGCTTTTTGCTTTGGCTTATTTCAAAGTCGAGGTTGATGACGGGTTAAGCGATCTGATGTTGGTGATTATTTCTATCTTGGCTACCAGCTTATCTACCTTGGTGCAATATTGGTTTAATCAGCAATCGTCTAACGACGATTCACGGATGTTGGCTTCAGCTACCTCATATGATTTGGGGTTAGAGGATCAAGATGATGATGGAGAGTAACGGCAAGCCGGATCACGAAATCATTATCGGGCTAGAGAAAGAAACAGAAATCCAAGCCCAACAGATCACGATGCTGACTGAACGGCTTAACGAAACGCAATCGGCTAACGAACAACTGGTGAAATTGAGCGGCCAAATCTCGATCATCAAAGTGGTTTTCGCTGGTTGCGTCTTTATTCTTAGCTCGACTTTATTATTGTCTGCTGCTTCCTGGTTCGTGGCACCAGAACACTCGGAATCAGTAGAAAAAACAGTAAATTCGACGCTATCACTGGCAGAAAGGGCGCTTTTAGTGTTGATAGGCGTATTATCCAGCCTGGCCAGCGGTTTATATGGCCAGAGAAACGGAGGAAGTAATGGGGCATGATGATCGGGAATGGCTAACGATGGCCGAGGCCGCCCATCGGTTGGGGCGGGCCAAATCGACAGTGTTCGGCTGGTGTTTGCGGCCTGAGGTGATCAGAGAGCGCCGTAAAAATGTTTGGCACGTTGTGTTTGATCAAACTCTGATCGATATTTCGCAAGAATCCAGACGAAAACCCAAGCGCGACGCGCTGATCTTGCCGATCCAAACAATGAAAGACATCAAGCATCAAGTCTGCCCACATTGTGGGTCCAGCGATTGGCGACGGGGCGGCTATTCTCACTTGGCTGGCGGCGCTAAAAATGTCAGGATGAATTGTAATGATTGCCTAGCTTATTGGAGTTTGCATTTGCCAGCAGATAACAAAAAACCCAAAAAAACCAGCAATCATTGTGCCAAACGTGTTGGGCCGTATGTGCCAGATTCGCCCGAACGGGTAGTCGCAGATCGACGGCACTGGGTGAAAGAGTACGTTAGGGACGGCTTGAAATTAGGAAAGATTCTAAATGTTTTTGGGCCTAGCCTGAAAAAAGAAATTACAGGTTATTATCAGGAGTTTGTTAATGAGCTTAGATAAAGTTGATAACTCGAAACCGCAGCATCACAAAGAATCAGACGATTACTGGTACGCTGAAGGCGCTGACGGTAAGCCGCTGCTGTTTTGTCGATCAGAGATGGAATCAGCCCGACGACGGGCGCAACGACGAACAGATTTGCGGCCTCAACTCGGATGGTGGCCTCGCCTGTTTGGGGCTAGGCGATGAGGTTCAGGCTGCCGCGAATCCCTAACAGTAACCAGATTTTGAACCAGTTGATGGACGAGATCGGGAACAGTGATTTCGCTTCAGAGATTAAAGAAAGCATCTTGTCAGAACTGCAAGGCGAAATTAAAACGGTGGCTAGCCAACTAGTAACAGAATATATTGACGAAATCAAAGATCAACTAATCGAGTCAGCTTCACAGAGAATGATTGATATTATTCATAGTTCATTGATGCAAGCACTCAGCCGAGAGGAGTCCCCAGATGAGTGATGAACAGATTATTAAAGATTTGAGTATTCGACTGCGGTCAATCGAAGAACAGTTGCAAAAACTTCATGTCAGTGTGGCCGAAATCAAAGCCAATCAGCGCATCTCTGGTTATATCGGCGGGGCGGCACTGACGGCAGTGGCTGGCATCTTAGCCAAACTGTTGATCACATGAGTTATGAACCCGCTATTGCTGGTTCGGTTGCTGTTGTCGCTGAAAGATTATCAGAAACAGATCAGCCAAGAAGCCGACAAATTCGATCAAGAAAACAACCTGTCAAATACTGCCCCAGGCACTAAAAAAATATCGCATCTAATGATCGGTGCAAAAATCATGCTGACGGCGATGGTGTTGGGCGATTTACCGATCGACTTCCTCGATTTGTCGGGCATCTCAGAGAAGCTGGGTTGGCTGGGCGTGTTGCTGGTAACTGGCGTGCTGTTGTTCGGTTTTCTGGCGTTGATGGCTATCCAAGAACAGGATAATCGGCGGGCCGAAATCCAGCGGGCTGATCGGTAACACAGTTCGAGCGGTTTAGATGTTATCCTAAAGGCCGTAAATTAAACTATCAAACAAAAGGGTAGTGCGATTTATTTAATTTGATTCCTCCCTCGCTAGCCATTCTAGCGGGGGTTTTTTTTGCGCCAAAACTGCCACCAGGCGGGCGGTGCTTCGAGCAGACGCTGGTTCTGTTCGATCATCTGCTGTTGCATGGCAACTAATTGTTGGGCCTGATCTTGTTGTTTTAGGGCTTCGGCCAGATGGTTGTTAAGGTCGGTTATCTGCTGTTTGAGTTCGGTGTTATGAGCTTGTAATAGCTCTAGCTCGCGTCGGGTTGGTGGCGGGCTGACGTCAGATGACGTCGGAGTGGTGTCAACTGGTGGCGGGCTGGCGTCATAAGCGACTAGCAATCGATTCTGTTCACCCCGTTTGGTTTGATAACCTTCAGTTTCGATCCGTCGCCTAGCCGTACTTTCACTGACGCCAAGCATGGTAGCAAGTTGCTGAACAGTAACCCAGTTTTCTGACATGCTATTAGCAACGCAGTTTCAGCCTGAGCGGTTGCGATAAAAACAACCCCTACTATAATATGCCGCTGAAGTGGCAAAAGTGGACATGAAATATAAAATTATTACTGTTTTTTTGCTTTTAGTGCATTTTATAGTGTTTCATCCTTGACATTATTCTAGGACGGGTGTATAATTGGAACCATCAAACAAGAGGTTTAGACAAATGGAAGAAAATAAATTGAAAATTCAGCAGATAGACATAGCCACTTACGAGGGGATGATTCCGGTAGGTACAGATTTAGTAATTTTTGAATCTGGTGATTTTTCTTCAGCCATTATATTACATGGATTTGATGAAATTGGCATATTTGACAGCAAATTTAAAGCTCCAGCTTACGGCTTTATGAATGACTTATAAGGAGCTAACCATGACTAACCAAGAAAAATACGAATACGAGCAGATTATCACTGTGTTTATGGAAGATGTTTTTGACTTTGGTTCTAGGAATAAATTGTGCTTTTGGTTGAAAACGAAATTCAGCACTGACGATATGAAGTACTATTTAGCCACACACCGTACAGTACTGAATGACCGTCTGCAAAACGACTTAAAAAGTAGTGTCGAATTGGCCAACTGGTTTCAACACAAACTGACTATTAGTGAAATGAGCGAATATCAACAATAATGCAACTCCTTAGCGCCAACGAAGCCGCCGAAGTTTATGGCTGTTCAGTTAAAAACATTTATTATCTAGTCAGTGTCGGGACTCTCAAGCCCGAACGCACAAAACCCCTACTCCTCGAACGCTCAAAAGTAGAAAAACTGGCGGCCAGCAACCTGAATCGTGGCGGCCAGCGAGCCAAACATAAATAACGTCCCATAATAGGAATTATCGGACGTTATTCGTGGAATTGGCAGCATCTAAACACAATATCTAGTCATGCTTTCCTGATTTGGCAGTTAATAACCAGCAAAAAAAACGTCCGATAATAAATGGCAGAAAATGACAAGTTAAAAAAAATACACAACCCCTGTTTTTAGACTTGTGTTTACGCAAGGGGGGGGGTATAATGTAACATGAATATGATTATTACTGTAGCAGAAGCGGCAAAAATCTATGGGTGTTCGGCCTCCAACATTAGAAGATTGATTGCTGAAGGTAAATTGAACCCCATCCGAAAGAACCCGTACCTGTTACACGCGGAAGATGTTAAGAAGCTGTCAAAGGTCAACGCACCGAAACGATTAGCGGTGCTAAGGGGGCGAGGCGAACATGTTTGATCTAAAAGTTGCGAAAAAGGAAATGAAACTAGCAATTAGTGCGGCGGGGTTGTGGGATGAACTTGCGCTAAAAATGAGTCGCCATCCTCGAACTTTGAAGCGCTGGTTTTCGCCGAACGGCGATGGCATGTCCGTTGCTTGTTTGCTCCTCTGCGCCGAGTATGAGGAGTTGAAACCGGCGTTTTTGGCGGCTATCGAATCCTTAGCATCAGATTTACGAGGTCAATCCGAGTGTTGGGCTGTCGCCTACAAATTCAAATACAAAAATCATGCCGGTGCGCCTAAAGAATCGCTGCGGCTACTGAGCCGTTTGCACACTGTTTTTTCGCGACTGCCTGGCTGCAAGGCAACCATAAGAGAATCGACTGATACGGGTGTGGCGATGCTGCTACTCAACACACCCTATCGGCCTGAATTGATTGACGAATCTTTAGAGGACGAATTAGGTATTAAATATCGAGCGCCATCAGATTTCGTCGACGCTGAAACTGGCCTCGGTTATGGGCTGCTGATAGGTAAAGTGTATCGAGAATTATTTAACGCTGACGTTTCGGACTGCCTGGGGCAACTAAAACAACATTGCACCATGCTGACCCCTGTTCGCCTACACGCGCCAAAAATAAATCAATTGTAATTAAAAACTAGACGTTATATAATAGCATTAGTTTCAGCCATTAGTTTATAATTCGCTGACACAAAAAAAAAGCCGAAAGCGGCAAACTTTCGACTTTTTACATTTTAAAAACCTTTTCATCGACCAAGATTTGGGGTTTTTTGTACGAACGGCAAATAGCGAAGTTTTTAGGACGCCGCTTTTTTTTGTCGCTCTGGTTGGAATTATATCAAGAGATGACAAATTTGTCCATCAAAATCGAAAACGTGTACAAAAACGTGCATTCTGGATTCATTAGCCCATTTCGGGCATAAAAAAAAGCCCCTGTCGGGGGGCTTTAATCAACAACTGGCGTTAGACGCCAAGGAGTTCTCACATGAACAATCCTACCACGAAAAACACTAGCAAGTCAATCAAGCGGGACGATCTATCGATGCTGCTGCGCCAGACGCCAGCCGCTTTCAACTGGCGATTTGGCCAAGGGTTCGGTCAACAGCTAGACAGTCCATCGATTGAACGAGTCAATCCCAACCGCGCTGAAGAAATTAAGCAAATCGGGGGTACCAAATGAGCATCGATAAAAACAAGGAAGTCAACGAGTCCATCTTCCAAAAACTGCGAGCCTATACAGACAAAAAGCACGCCGAAACGCCGCTGCTAGAGAAGAAGCAGAGTTTCGATTATATCTGTTGGGCTACCGCTTTAGCGAGTGTGTTGGAAGTTTATCCAGACGCATCTTGGGAAATCACGCGCTTTGACGGTTTACCGTATCTGAAAACCGATCTCGGCTATTTCGTCGAAGTTTCGATGACTATCGACGGCTTGACTCGCACTATGTTACACGCAGTGGCTAACGGTAATCGAGCTAATAACTCTCCAAGTTCAACCGATATATTCAACTCTACTCAGCGCGCCTTGGCCAAAGTGATCGCGGTACACGGTTTCGGACTCCAATTGTGGGAAAACGCCGAACGCGAGCAGATGCGGAAAGAGCAAGTAGAGTGGCAGAAGGAACAGGACAAAAGCCCGAAGGCTGAAAAGAAACCAGAGCCTAGCAAGGCTGAAAAGAAACCCAAACCCAAAGTGGTAGAAGATCCAAAGGCCGACGAAAAGCCTAAAACCTGGCGGCAAACGAAAAAAGAATTAACCGCCCGCGTTAGAAAAGCATATATCGGTAAGATCGATTTGGATCGGGTTGATTTGTTAGCCGCCAAAATATTTGAGTGGGACGATCAGAAACTTGATGCCTTCAAGTCGAAAGGGCGACTAGGTTTATTATCAGCCGAGCAGTTAGCAAAATTAGCCGAAGAATTGGAGAGCAACAGTAAGGAGTTAGCATCGTGAATCAAGCAGTTAAAGATACCAACAGCAAACCCCGCAATCGTTACGGGCGTCATCCGATCAATATCGTCAGCCATTTAGTGGCTGGCGGTATCAGTGGTAAATCGTTAGCCGTTTACATGGCGCTAGGTGATCGGCTGATTGATAAGAGTAATACCACGATTCAGCTAAGTGATCTTTGCTTATCAGAGTTGACAGGATTGAGCGAGAAGGTATGTGCTAACGCTCGACGCGACTTTGACAAGGGTGATTGTGTCGAAGTTTCACCGGCCAAATACAAGAACGGTAAGAAGAAAAACGGGTACTTTATTTATCGTTTAAAAACAGCCGAAGAGGTTGGCCAAATCCTGAAACCGGACTTCCGAAACTCGGATAAAAATATCCCA